TTAATTGATTACTTAATTCCTTGCACCTTTGCAATGTTTTGTTACATTCCGTTTCCCCATCACCATAACCACATTCACTTGACTTGAACTTCCAACCGCAGTAATTCCTAGAATACTTACGAGTAGGCAACTCTAGGTCTAACACGTTGAATCTACTGGTGAGCACAAACTCTACATCGTTCTGATCAGCAGTATAACTTTCAATGTACAATGTATGCTTTATAAAAGCATCCGCATCAGCAAGCTGATTTGCCCATACCATTCTTATATCAACTTGCTTACCGCGAAAGTCATATAACTCAAGATATGCTTGGATAAGGCGCGATACATTGCTTACTCTAACTTTCACCTTATCAGTTTCAAGCTGGATATTCTCACCTACAAAATCGTGAGTAATGGGGAATCTAGTGTATAAAGTGCCACCAGAGGTAGGATAGGTTATATCCGTATCATATTCCGCTAGATTCAAATCACTAGTGCCAGTGTAATTATTTATGGTATAAAGGAATATCGGCTTATTGGAAGGGCTATCTTTTTCTGTTTTACTGGTAGCGTCTAACGTCCTCATAGCACTTGCCTCAAAGTAAACTCAAAATTATATATGTGATACGATGGGTTTTCAAAATTCAATGAATCATCTTTATAGCGTACGGTATATTCCACGCTATCGTTAGGGTTTGTCCAAGTGAAGCTAGTCAATGCTCCTAGTTTAGTAATAAGAAAATCCCTGACAGTAACAAAGTCAGATATATCACGATTCCTAAATTGTAGTTTAAACTCCCTGATACCACTCGCTCTCTTAGCGCGCCTCTGCTCATAGCCATTCTCATAAGTAGATATGATGGTATCAAACTCAATCTTTTCCTCAAGCACAAAATCTGAAGCTAATGAGAAATCTGACATTTATTCCTTTCACGCATATTGTTTAATAACTTTGCGTAAATCCGAATTATTGCGGATAGCTTCTGATATGATACTGGTTATAGCGCTTTTGTTCCTATATATATCAGTGACATCCCACGCCTGTATCACTGGCATTATATTGATATTTAGCCCGCCACCGCCGCCGCCCTCGCCCCTATTCAGTTTATTGAAGTTAGTAGCTCCTAGCGCATTCATTCCGCGCCGCGATAATATCCCCTCACCGGATTGCGCTATAATAGGAACTTCATCTTTAGCAGTATAGCCGGAGTGCGCCCTGATAAAACCACCAGAATGCAAATAAGGACTCGCTACGGTATTGGATTGTATATCGACAAAATTCTCGCTACCATAAGTGCCTTGAGAAGCCCCCTGTCCACTAGCCGCCCCTCCTGTTGCACCCAATGCATTAATAACGCTGAAAAAAACCTTTTTCCCTGCTAACATTAATTGAAAAGCAATCCACTCTGCTACCATTTTGCTAATCATTTGAGAAAATATGCTTAGAATTGAATTGCCAAAAGCCGCAAAGTAATCCTGCGCCCTTTTTAATTGCCCTGAAAAGGCATCCTCAATAAAGCTAGAGAATGCGGTTGATAAAGAAGTAGTCAATTTATTGGCTACATCTATACCTGTTTGCTGTAAATTAAGCAGATTATCGCGCGCATCCGAAACCGCTTTTTCGAATCCCATCCAAAACCCACCGGCAGGATTTTCAGAAGCACCTGCGCCATTTGCCATAGCAGAAGATAAATCTGTCCAAGATTTACCTATCTCATCAAACATTGTCTTTAATTCGTTAAACTTGTTTTTCCAATCGCCTTGCTTACCGAAGAACTCATCAGGAGTTTTGCCTTGAAATATCCTTGCTATATTCGCCAAGGGAGATAATCTTGCTATTGCTTGTAATGTATCTATTAACATATCGCCAAAGGTTTTACACTTCCACATAGCGATAGCAAGTCCAGCAATAGAAGCAGTAACAACTAATACGACAGGATTCATCGCTAATAATGTTGATGATAATACAGCTAAATTAGCAAGAAGTTTTAGCGCATTACCTACTACAATCAAAGCAGTACCAAGTGCTACGAATGCTATTCCTAATTTCATTATGTTCTGGATCAACTTATCTCTTGTTGCTTGCTCAAGCCCATTCCACCAATTAACCGCATTTGCTACTGCATCAGTTAATTGACGCATAACTGGCAACAGAGATTTGCCTATTGACAAAGATAAATTATCAAATACATTTTTAGTTTGATTTAACTGGTGAGATATTTCAGCACTAAATTGTCCAGCTACCGTATATGCTTTTATGAGTGGAGCAGTAATGCCTGCCCCAAGAATAGCCATATACGAACCGACTTGGGATAAGTTTCTCCCTGTTTCCTTCATCTGCCTAGAGAAATCACGCATACCTTCGCTAGTTTTCTTTAGGTTTTTAGTTACTTGGTCGGTAAGGGTAATCCTTATGTTTATTGCTTGGTCGGGCATTTTTCTCCCTCATATTTAGTAATCAATCTATCAATATATAGCATCACTTGAAAAAACTTCATAGGTTGCTCTAACCACCCACCCTCATTCGGTAATATACCTTTTTGATAATTCTGATATCCTAAAAGATAGAATAATACTTCAGGAGTGCAATACTTCACAGGGCATTTATCAATCTCACACCCCTCTATCGTGATGGGATGCTCTAACCCCTCGCAACCCCGTAATACTTTAATTTGGTTTGAGCATCTTCGGCAATCCAAGTCGTTAAACTGCGACCAGATTGCCAGTATCAGTTTTTTGCTTCTGCCTCACCTAAAAAATTACACTCCATTACCTTGCCAGTCAATTCAACCAAAACAGGGAATTGCAGGGAATTAAGAATATCATCAGTAATCACGGAGTAGTCTTTACCACCGAGATTAACTATCTTCTTAATCCCTGCCTTTAATATATCAAAGGTTCTATCTTGAAGTTTCTCTTGGCTCATTGAGCCATCGGCGTTCATAGCACCAGTAAATATCTTTAATTTATCCCTGTTGGATATATTGCCGATATAGAACTTGGTTTTGCTATCGCCCGTATCTGATGTTGAAACGTATTCTACCGCCTCTGATATGTCTATGCCCTTTAACATAAATCCCCCTTTTTAAGTGAACTTAATGCTTATCTCGTCATTGCCAACACTCTGCCCTAATGTAAACGGAATTTCCCTTGTCAATACTCTTTCTCTATCTCCGTCGGAAATATTGTCAAGTGTAACTTTAGGCGCGGTGATAGTAATGATATTGCCTGATACCGTTCCGATAACCAAACTCAATGCCCTCTGCGCAGAAGCAACCCAATCCGCCCAAAAAGGATAACCCGCTATCAATAATGCTTCAGGATTGAAATTACCTTTGGGGTTACGATTGGTGATTTGGAATGCTTTGATACCGTTAGCCGAGGAAATATCATCTCGCACCGCTATATCATTCGCCAAATCCAAACTTAACTCCTGTATAATTAAATCAGCATCAGAATTAAGAGTGAATGATGCACTTTCTACTATTGGCGGGATAGTGCTTTCATAGGTAGGAGCTGATGGAATAGCCACGTCAGTAGGCGTATTGTAGATACCTTTGAAGGTAAAAGACAACACTCCGTATTGACCTGCCGATACTTTCAACGTGAAACTACCTACTGCCCCTGTGATTTTGTGTAGGACAGCGCTTGCGCTATCATTGTCGTACACATAAATCGTGATTGATTTTTGGCTTGAAGATGTAGGAGTATATGTTACACTTGAACCTGCGCTTGCCGTTTCCGCCATACTACACGCTTCGAGCAAATCACCTATCCTTGCCGCCGTTCCCCTTGTTCCGCCACCCTTTAATTCCAAATCAAAAGAAACTTCTGTCCACCTCTTACCAACCACAGGGCTTACCGGAGAGATATTGCTCCTTACATTATCTCTCGTAAGCAAATCACCTTGGTAATTGACCTTAACATTGCTTACCTCAACCGCATTAGTAGAAACCGTAGGAGTAGGGTCAAGTCCATACGTCGCTTCTTCTTCCGCTAACAAAATCCTGTTTCTGACCGTTTGCATATCTTCTCCTTTTTATGCCCTTGTGAGCCTGTTCTGGCGATAATGACACTCAACATTTATAGCAAACCCTCGCGTCGGATACTGCTCAAAATCGTGTATGCTTGATATAATCCTTGTATCATACACATCCGCCAAACCGAGAGTAATATCGGAACTTAATGCTTTCCTAATATCGTTTTCAACATCCAGCACCCCCTTCGTATTAGTATCGCCCACCAACTGTTTATCCTTATCATATACCTGCACATAAGCGGTGATATTCACGCTTATCGTTCGTTGTTCATATGGGTAACTCTCTGCCGTCAATATATCTGATATAGGCTCTATCAGGATACACGGAAAGATAGTAACGCCTTCCCTTATTCCTAATAATATATCTTCATTATTAATATAACTAAGATAAGAACTCGCCTGTAAAACATCTTGTATAGCCGCTACAATACTGGCAGGTGTTGACATTATTTCCTCCCTTTATGTATTA